ACCACCTCTATCTCTACCTGCTATATCTGCATCACCTCTTCTGCTACCTCGGCCTCCACCGCTTACACCTACATCAGCACCGGCTGCTGCTCTTTTTTCTGCTCTTTTTGCTTGAACATAATCTTTTAAAGTTGGTGATAAAGCAAACGTTGTACCTCTAAGTTTTTGATTTAAACTTTTTATACCTTGTAATCCACCTCTAAGTATATTCATTGGTGTTGGTAGTTTACCAAGTAAATTCATAATACCAGTTATTGGATTTCTGTTTTGAAAATATTCTACTTGTTCTTCGTCCTCTTCATTAGCTACACCAAAAGAAGTATCTATATTTGTTGGACCATAGTAATCGTTAAAAGGTTGAGCAACTGTTGTTTTACTAACTGAAGGAGTTGAAGGATATCCAAAATCTGAAGTCATACCAAGGTCATTTGCTTTAGCTGGACTAAAACCAAAATTACCTATTAAATTTAAACCTGTTTGTATTCTATTACTTAAAGGAACTGCAGCTCCCATTGCTCTTTGAATCATTGTTGAAGGTATTTGTTCTGCAGCAATTGCTTTTGCAAATTCACTCATAGTAGGACCAACAGGAGTTTCCATGTAGTCATACATTCTACCATAACCAGTCGGCATATCATAACTTTCTTTTGCTCTTTGTGCTGCTTGTGCAATATCATGAAATGGACTTGCACCTAAAGCAAGTGCAGGCGCTGCAAGTTCTGCAATTGCGGCTGCAGGTTTTCCAAATGATCCTAAACCTTGTTGAAGCGTATTACTCATTAATTCTGTTGCTGCTCTATTTGCATCTATGTTATAATCCATTCTACTTGGAGAAGTGGTATAATAACCTCCAGGACCATAAACTTGATCTGTATAAGATTGATAATTTCTATTAAATGCGTCTAAGATACTCATTATCGTCTACCGTCTGGTTTTATATCTACTCTTAATGTTCCATAACGCCAAGTTTCACCTACGGCGTCGTTTTCAATTTTGATTGCAAGAAGCCTGCCTCTTGCTCTAGTGTCCACCTTATCAGTAGATGATGTAATTGTAAAGGGTCCAAGAGGTGAGCTTGATGCGGTATCACTTGGATAGTTATTTAATAGTAATGTTACTTTTGAATTACCAGTTAATACTTTAAAATCAGGTATAAATCTACGCATTGACATAATAAATTCACCATCGCCTCTAAGATCAGCAAGTCCTGTTGTTTGACCTAATGCACTTTGTCTTGCAGATATATCAAAATCTCCTGATTGAATATAGGCATCAATAGAAGTTGTACCAGAACTATTGACTTGATCGGTTCCGGTTTCATGAGCATAGTAAGTTGATGCACCATATTTAGCTGTTATACCTTGTATTGGAAAATTAGGTGTAGCTGTTTTATTATAATCTGTTGCATAAGGTAAATCATATACACCTTGATCAATATAAGAACTTCTTGCTAGAGAACTAGTTGTCCAAACAGTTTCTCCATAATTATAAGTTACACATCTATTAATTTGTTCTGAACCTGAAGCAGGATAAAACCAATTAATCTCATTATATAAAGTATTATGTTCAGAGTATACTAATTGACTAGAATTATAATTTAATCCTAGATTATCTCCTGTAGTTGTAAATACAAAATCTTCAACTAAACAAGGAATAGATTTTACAGTACCATCAAACATAAAAAATCCACCTTCACCTGACATCCAAAACACAATACCATTAGAATAACTTAATGCGTTTTGTCCAATCAATCCACAGTTAGTACCGACTTGTCTAACACTAAATGTAAATGGTGGTCCAACATATTGAATAACATATGCAGATGAATCGGTTAATACTAATGTATAATCTTTACCAGATACTGCTCCTATAATTTCATTACCTTTATCTAATCTAAAAGTTCCTGCGGTATTGGTTGCAGTTGGAGTATAGGTATTAAAATCTTCTTGATTTGAAAATCGGATAAACATTGGATCCTGAGTTGTGTTATCTCCAATCGTTGTTTCAGTTCCAAAATGAAATAGATGTCTATCTCTATCAGAAACTTGTGTTAAAATTGTTTTAGTAGGAGCACCAGACATAACTGTTGCTCTGTTTGCTCTAGGAGTTGCTACTCCCGCATTCCATGTAAATGTTTTGCCGTTATGAATAGTTGCAATTAATATTTGACCAAAGTTATCTAAAGACCATAAACCTGGATCTAAAATTACATTACTAGTAGCACTTGCAGTTCCCCATGTACTTGATCCCCAAGTAGAAGTACCCCATCCTAAACCTGCAGTTTGGAACGTTGGACCTACAATTACATATGGATCAATTTGTGCTGAACCTGTACCAGATGTTGTACCGGCTGAATTTGATGGCATGGTAATTTCAAAAGTATTTGCAGTTTTATTTAAAACTTCAAAAGTATTATCTGTAAAATCAGATGTTGCATAACCTGAACCCGTTGGTACAGTGACAGATGAAAAAGTTATATATCTTCCATCTTGTAATCCATGAGCAGTTTTATTAACCGTAACAGTTGCAGAACCCGTTGTTGCATCAAAAGTTGCACCTGTAATTGCTGTATCTAAAGGTGTAATGTCATAAAACTCACCTTCATAATATAAAAATAAACCTTGTGAAGTTCCTATTGCTACATATTTTTCACCGGCGATACTAGTAAAAGAATGTTGTGCTCTTGCTACACCGGGTAAGGTATTGTTTGAATTTGTAAGTTGTGACCAGCCCCCTATTTTTTCAGGTAAACCATATCTAAATCTGACAAAGTCACCATCGACCCATTGAGACTCGCCTCCAGAATCCGTAACCATTTTATTAAAACCAGGTTTAAAATTAAGTTTTTGTAACATAAGCTTAGATTATATATTAATTAAAACAAAATAATACCATAATTTAATGCAAGAAGGAATGATGTGGATAGTGTTATTTTATGATTTAATACTATTAAAATACTCAATACACTCAGCTATTGTTTGCTGTCTTATATACTCATCTCTAATTTCTTGTGATGTAGGCTGCGGATATATGCTATCCCATCTGTCTATAATAAAATCACCAGCACATGTTAAATCATAACTTGCACCAGGTGCTAAAGATTTCATTACGGTATTAATTCCCCAAGAAAAACCATTTTTATTCGTGTATCGTTTTATTGTTTCAGCTACAGATAATTTTTGTATTTTCATAATATTAATTCAGTTCTATTATTATCTAAACCTATTTTACCTTTATAAAAAGTATTAAATGCTAGACTTATCCTAGTATTATCACCTTTTTTAGTTTCTACTTGATGGGTAGTTGATGCGGGAAACATTATTAATTGACCAGTTTCAACTGGTAGCCACCATGTATCTGAGTTCCATATATTATAATTTTCTATTTCAGGTTTTATTTGTTGATATCCTTTTGAAGTTGAAAATATTATTTTGTCATTTTCTTTATCACAATCAAAATATAATACACCAGATACAACTGCATTAGGATGAAAGTGTTTATGGTGATATTGATTTTTTTCTGTATAATTTAACCAAGATTGCGTTATATAAAGTTTTAAATCATTTTTTGGACAAATAATTTTTTCTAAATAGTCTTTGCAGCATTGATCTAAAAACTTTTTTATATTTTTAAATTCTTTTTTGTTTAATATGTAATTTTCATTAGTAATAATATTACCTTCATTTTTTGAACATTGTTTTTTTTGATTTTCTACAAATTTTAATTCTTGTTTTGTAAATCCTCTATTCATTTTTGTAATGTAAATAGGTGTTGGAAATAAATTAATTACTTTAAATTCACTCATTTTACTTTTTCTATTTTATATTAAACTGGTATTAAAGAAACCATATCTTTTTTTATTTCAACATCTTTTGTTTTTATATCGAAACCTAATGTAATTCTAGGTTTTTTAAAAGATTTGTCAACTCTTACAGAATGGTACAGATTTCCTGGTCCAATATAAATATTACCTACTTCATTTTTAATTTCAAAATTATCAAATACAGTTGTTGTATTATTTGGTCTAATACTAATATAACCATGATAAGGCCATTCATGTGTATGTCTTTGTAAAACTTCTTTTTCATAATGAAAATTTAACCAAGATTGAAACCAAAGAGGTTCGTCTGTTTGTAAGTAATCTCTAATTATAGTTTTTAATTCTAAAAAAACTTTATTTAAAAAAATACTATTAGGATTTAATGTAAACACATTATATTTTGAATAGTCCCAAGTATAATCATCAAACAGATTTTTATTTTTTACATACTCTAAATCAGAAATTATTTGATTTTGATTATTTATAATCGTTTCACTTTTATATATTTTAGCCGTTACACTCATGTTAATTAAAATAATTAAAATTTAATATATATCTAAAATCAGAATCTTTAGATGTCACTGCTCTATGTTTAATATTAGAATTAAATATTACTATTTTGTTTTCTTCAGATTTTATAAATTTAATTTTATCTTTTATTTTAAATTCAGTGCCTCCATCACATGTGTTAAGATATAGTATTGCGGTTTTACAATTAAAATTATTATCTACATGAAAAGCACATTTATCTTTTTTAAAAAAAACAGATGGACATAAATTTGCTCTAACTTCAATAACAGCTTTTGAACTAAGTTTATCTAAAATTGGTATTATATATTTAAAATAAGTATTACAGTTTATTTTATTATTATTATAAAAAGAATGAGTAAAATATCCTAAGTTATCATTTGAATCACTTACCATAGTTTTCCTTTGAAACCATGCAAATTCTGATTCTAAAACAAGTTTTTTTAAATCTTTAAAAAAATCTTCATCTAAGAAGTTATGTAAAATTTCCACAAAAAAATTTATTTAAAATTTAATCTATATCCCAAGTTTGTGTTGATTCATTCCAAATATATCTATTGTCATCATCTGGCATAGCAACTGGTGCTTCCCATAAACATGATGTTTCGTTTAATGTCCAAGATGGATAAGGTTTTGGAGGAATAAAAGCATCTTTATCTTCATCATAAGTGTAACCAACACTAGCATGGTTTTTTCTAAAAGGTGTACCTCCTAATATATGTTCTCCACCTCTAGTATTATATGATGTTTGTTTCCATATTGACCAACCAGTTAATTTATTTAAAAAATCTATTCCATTAACTTCTTGTTCAACTCCATTACTATCTAATAATTCATTATCATGTACTGAAAGAACTTCTATAACTTTATTGTTTAAACCTATTTTTGCAAAACTAGCCATTATGTTGTGTAACTCCCTGTACCTGTAAATTTAATTATTGTATTACTTCCACTTGTTGTAACTGTTGGACTTCCTGTTGTTGTACCAGAATAACTTGCAGTTGGTACACTTAAAATAACAACTCCTTTTCCTCCTGTACTATTTGCTTGACCAGGTGATAATCCTTGACCTCCAGCACCTCCACCAGTATTTGCTGTTCCATCAGCAGATGCACCAGTAGTGTTTCCATCTGCACCTCCACCAGCTCCACCAGTTCCACCTGGATTAGTGTTCATTCCTCCGCCTCCGCCACCAGCATAAGGTACTGAAGAACCTGTTATTGAATTAGCTGTACCAGCCCCACCATTTCCAGCTGAAGAACCACCAGTTCCACCAACTGCACTAGCACCTCCTCCTCCACCAACACCATATGGGGCAACATTCGGAGAAGGACCACCATCATTACCTTGACTAGGACTTGTAGAGGGAGTGTTACCAGAACCAAAACCACCTGCATTATTAAAAGTAGCACCACCTCCAGAGCCACCACTTCCTCCAGTATTAATTACATTATAAGTAGCACCAAAACCTCCACCTGTAGAAGTTATTGTTGTTATGCCAGGACCTGAAATTGAAGAATCTGAACCATTAGCACCAGAACCACCATCTCCTACTGTAACTGTAACAAGATTTCCGGATGGTATTGATGTTTGTGTT